GTTGAAGATGCAGCCATCCGTGAGTTGCGTGAAGAAACAATGATCAAAGTTCCTGGTCCTGTGTTGCGTGGCAACATTGTACGCAGTAAGGTCTTTGATGCAATTGACCGTAGCCCACGTGGACGCATTATCACACACGCTTTCTTTATCCAACTGCCAGATGGTGAGTTGCCAAAGGTAAAAGGTAGTGACGATGCTGAAAAGGCTCGTTGGGTTCCTATTGCAGAAGTACGCAGTGAAGAATGTTTTGAAGACCATTTCGAAATCATAATGTCATTCCTCGGTGCTTGATAGGATCATAAATCCAGTTTTCTTATGTGGTGCTTTGTTGGCAATCGTATTTCTCAAGGATGAATAGTTGATGTTATTTTCTACACACCATAGTTTCAAACAATCAGTAGTAGTAATACCGCTGGGCGTTTGTATGGTGTATATAATGCCGTGGCCTTTACCGGCTCTGACTTTAGACATAGCGTCTCTTGTTTCTTTGCTTGCTGTTCTACCCTTGTTGGCATCGCCCATTCTTTTAGCCTTCAGTTTAGAGGCTTCGGATTGTTTTTCTGTCCGAGGCATTTTTCCAACACGAGACATATTGGATCGCATCTTTTCTGTTGCGGGGCGTTCTGCACCGAGTTTCTTTAACTTCTCAATATGTTCCGGAGAGTGCCTTTTGCCTGCCCAACCGTTGAATCCTTCGAAGGATCCTCCGTCTAATCCCGATTCTGGCTTGAAGTTTAACCAATCGCTTGACCCAGTTATATCCATTATGTTTGACATTGCTACAGCAGTTTCTACTAAAGTTTCAATGTCAGTGAATAAGCAATACCAAAGTGTTACAACTTTGTCTTTACCGTGGGCAGTGATATGACGACCCCAATGTATTCCAGAACCTGTGTATCGTTCGACATTCTTTCGGGTAGTTTTGCCAAAATAAAGTTTGCCCGTTTCTGTATGCTGTTTGATATACAGGTAAGTGGGCTTAAAGTTGTCTTTATGGAGTTGGGTAATAGTGTTCTTCATACATTTATTTATCCAATCACTACGAGATTATACAACATTTTTTCTATTGACAGAATGGTAAAACCGTGCTATAATATACACATCAACAAAGAAAGTATTGTATGAACGAACGAATTAAAGAACTTTTTAATAAGGCAGGTCTCTATGCTTACGAACAAAATCCAGGAGAAAATTCATATGGTCGACCAGTAGACGAAAATAAGTATGAAGAAGATCGCTATACAAAGTTCGCCGAGTTGATTGTGCGGGAATGTGCCGCAATGACTCGCAATCTATCAGCCCACGGTGAGCTTGCTGAAAAGGCAGTTAAAGAACATTTCGGAGTTGAATGATGAACGATGTTAACAAACCTTACCTGGACAAAGAGTTTAAAGAACTTGCTGAAAAAGTTGGTTTGCTGACTCCGGCTTATCATACAGATGACGGCACACGATTTTATATCGACCGTCGTCTGCAAATGTTTGCTAAAGAGTTGGCAGAACAAATTCGCCGGCAAACGGCTAAAGAATGTGTCAGAATTGTTCAACCGTATATGAGTCGCTGGCCAGAAGATGCTGAATTGACCAAACGGATCAAAGAACATTTCGGAGTTGAATGATGGTAACAGTAGTAAGCACAGTGCCGCATCCTAGTGTAGTCAAAGAAGTCGTCTGCCGTAACTGCGGTTCCACATTGAACTATGTGCCCGCAGATATTCAGAAACGAATTGAGAGTGATTACGGCGGCGGACGAGATGTGTTTCACTACATCGTGTGTCCACCTTGTGGCAATCAACAAACAGTAAAAGGATATTGAAATGACTACACAACAATATGACCGATTGAATGAAGGTCCAATGGACGAAATCGATGCCGCTATTTGGAACGGCGACACATTTCACAATCGTGAGAACATTGCAGACTTCCGCAGTTTAATGGCAAGGTGGGAACGCGGTTTGCAAATGTGCGAAGATATTTTAAACGAAGTACCGGAGAATGACGAATGAAACACTACACAAACACAGGTAATCCAATTGACTTTCCGCAGTCCATTGACGAAATTGATCAATTCATCGACGGTTATGCCGATCGCCTTGAAAATATGTCTGACGAAGAATGGGAAAACTTGGGGAAAAGTATGTTGATTCACAAAAAAGGTAATCTGCTAGATATGGCAGAAGCAGGCGAGTTTGACATTGTGGTACAAGGCTGCAACTGCTTCAACACAATGGGCGGAGGCATTGCCCGTGAGATCCGTGAACGCTACCCGATGGCTGCTACAGTTGATAACGAAACTGAAAAAGGCGACTATAACAAGTTGGGGAATTTCACCACAGCGTTTACTGGCAAGTTCTTGATCGTCAACGCCTACACTCAATACAACATGAGCAAGGGCGAAGATGTGTTTGAGTATGTTGCGTTTGAATTGATTCTACAAAAACTTGTCAAACAGTATGGCACCAAGCGTATCGGCTTCCCTTATATCGGTATGGGGCTTGCAGGAGGCAATAAAGATGTTATACTTGCTATGCTAGAATATTATGCACAAGACGTTGCTGCCCAGGGGGGTACAGTGACATTGGTTGAATTTGGTTAATTAAAAAGAAAGAAGTAAAATGAGCGATCCACTTGACGAAGCAGCACTGGTAACCGAAATGTTGTTTCAAGAAGCACTGCGTAAAAAAGCAAAAGTTCCAGAGAAGACTGGCTTTTGTCTAACTTGCGACGAGCCCACAGAAGGAGCATTCTGCTCTAAAGAATGCAGAGAAGATTACGAGCGTTTAACCAAGTTAAAAGCAATTCGAGGCAACAGCTAATATGAAAGAAATTCAGTCACCAAATAATTTTAAAGAACCCAATATGGGCGCCGTCTTTTTAGGCGGAAGCATCGAAATGGGTTCAGCAGAACCTTGGCAGGAACGTTTGGTGACTGATTTCAAGGATTCCACAATCACTTTCTTTAATCCGCGTCGCACAGATTGGGATTCAAGTTGGGTTCAAGAAGCAAGTAATCCTCAGTTTGCCGAACAGGTTAATTGGGAATTAGATGCACTTGCATACAGTGATGTGATTGTATTTTACTTTGATCCAAATACAAAGAGTCCCATTACATTAATGGAACTTGGATTGTTTGCCAACAGCGAACAAGAATTAATCGTATGTTGCCCCAAAGGCTTTTGGCGTAAGGGCAATGTAGATATTGTATGTCAGCGAAACAGTATTACCGTAGTCGAAACTTACGAAGAACTGGTTGCTGAATTAAAATTTGTCACTCGATTTTGGCAAAATAGAAGTTGACACAGCATAGGGCTAGTGTTATACTATACACAAGACGTAGAGATAGACTTTACGCATTTTAAATAAAAGGAACTTTTATGAAACTCGCAAAAAACATCATCCTGAACACAGACAGTTACAAAACTTCTATGTTCAAACAGTATCCTATGGGCACCAGCGGTGTTTATAGCTACATCGAAAGCCGTGGCGGACGATACGATCGCACTGTCATGTTCGGGCTCCAAGCCTTCATTAAGGAATACCTCCTTGAACCAATCACTCAAGCCGACATTGATATTGCAGATGAGATCCTTACTGCTCACGGAGAGCCCTTCAACCGAGCAGGATGGGAGCACATTCTACGCGAGCACAACGGCTTCCTTCCGCTCGTTATTCGTGCTGTTCCCGAAGGCACAGTGGTTCCTGTTAAAAATGTTTTGGCAACAGTTGAAAATACTGGCGGAGCTGAAACTGCTTTCCTCACTACATGGTTGGAGACTGCACTTCTTCGTGCAGTGTGGTACGGTACTACTGTAGCCACACAAAGCTGGAAAATTAAATCAGTCATTCTTGACTATTTGGAGCGTACAGGTGACCCTGCTCTTATTGACTTCAAGTTGCACGATTTTGGTGCTCGCGGTGTTTCTTCTATGGAAAGTGCGGGACTCGGTGGAGCAGCCCACTTGGTCAACTTCATGGGCACAGATACTATTACTGGTCTTCTTTACGCTCGTGAATATTACAATGCCGGTATTGCTGGTTTCAGCATTCCTGCTATGGAGCACTCTACTGTAACCAGCTGGGGTCGCAAAGGCGAATCTGCTGCATATCGCAACATGTTGAAAGAATTTGGCAAGCCAGGTGCAATCTTTGCTGCTGTTTCTGACAGCTACGATGTGTTCAATGCCGCAGAAAATATCTGGGGCGACGAGCTCAAAGCAGAAGTCATCAACTCCGGTGCTACTGTTGTGATTCGTCCTGACAGTGGAGATCCACTTACTGTTAATCAGAGACTGATCGAGATTCTTGGTCAGAAATTTGGTTACACTAAGAATGCCAAAGGATTCAAGGTTCTTAACAACGTGCGTCTGATTCAAGGTGACGGTGTTAATGAATTGAGCATTCGTAGCATCCTTGGTGGCTTTATGGCAATGGGATGGAGTGCAGATAACATTGCATTCGGTATGGGCGGTGCATTGCTACAACAACTGGATCGTGATACTCAAAAGTTCGCGATGAAGTGTTCCAGCGTTTGCATCAACGGTGAATGGGTCGATGTTGTTAAAGATCCAGTTACCGATCCGGGCAAAAAGTCCAAGGCAGGTCGTGTTACACTTTGGACCAATGGTACAGGTGAATACGTAACCAGTGTTGATGCTCCTACTCAGTGGGCTGATCGAGGCTGGACAGAAGCACTGGTTCCAGTTTATTGGAACGGTAACTTGCACAATGAAATTTCATTCGAGCAAGTTCGAGCTAACGCTCGCAAGTAAGGAGAGGCCTTCGGGCCTTTCTTTATAAATACTGCTATGAGAATAAGTGAATTGTTAGTAGAATTATCTTTTCAAGGTCATACTTGCACTAAAGATTGCAGCGGCCATGCAGCCGGGTATAGATACGCCATGAAAAATAAGATGACAGCACCAACTCAAACTCCTAGTCGTAGCTTTGATTCTGGAACAGGAATCGCAGCAGACCAAATTCAAAATAACAAAATTGTCCGCCCTAAGGTCCGTGACCCTAAAGGACGATTTACATACAATCCTAAAATCCGATGAAAACAAAATCTACTAAACGAGTAGATATGTTGGGTAAACAATGTCAAGAATGTGAACACGGAACTTATGCCGAAACCAGCATCTATGATGACTGGGAAGGTGTTGTGCATTGTAAGCAATGCGGGCATCAAGAAATTAGGCACAAAGAAGTTCAAACAGTATTGACAACGCCAACAGTCTAACGTATAATATACACTTCAGCAACAAACTTTCATAGAAAGACACACATGACATACTTCCTGCGTAATGGCAACACATTCCGTCCAAGCGACGAAGCTGCCCTGGACCTGCACACAAAGCTGCCCGCTGGCAACTTTATTATCAAACAAGACCAGTTTGGTAACTTCTTCTTCGAACGTATTGACGGATTTGAAATCTCCGGCAAGATCTACGGCGACACGCTGAAGAACGCCGATCGTATCATGAACACTTTCCAGTCTCGCACAGCATCTACTGGTGTTATGCTCACTGGTGAAAAAGGTTCTGGTAAGACACTGTTGGCTAAGAAGCTGGCCACAGAATGTTTCAAGAAAGAAATTCCTTGCATCATCATCAACAGTGCATGGCACGGTGATGGCTTCAACAAGCTGATTCAGGACATCGAGCAAGAATGCTTGGTCATGTTCGACGAGTTTGAGAAAGTGTATGACAGCAATGAGCAAGAAGCTATCCTGACACTGTTGGACGGCGTGTTTCCTTCCAAGAAACTGTTTGTGCTGACATGTAACGACAAATGGCGTGTGGATCAACACATGCGTAACCGTCCAGGTCGTATTTTCTACATGCTGGACTTCAAAGGCCTGGATGTTGAATTCATTCGTGAATACTGCAACGACAACTTGAACAACAAGGCACACATTGAAGGTGTTTGCAAACTGTCTACGCTTTTCGGCGAATTCAACTTCGACATGCTGAAAGCACTTGTCGAAGAAATGAATCGCTACAACGAAGTACCGCAAGATGCAATGCGTATGCTGAACGCCAAGCCAGAGTTCGACGGCGGCGCCAAGTATGCTGTGCAACTGTTTGATAACGGCGTTGAGATTCCTGTGGACAAGATCCAGAACGATGAATGGCGCGGTAATCCACTGGGGCCAAAAGGCTTCGACATCGACTACTATGTTCCTTCTAAGGATCCAGAGGACGGCGACGACTACAAGTGTGCAGAGTTCAAAGCTGCTGACTTGATGCAGTTAGACAGCGCAAAAGGCATGTTCACATTCGGCAACTCCGGCGGTGTGAAAGTTGTGATGACTCGTGTGAAAGAACGAGAAGCCAACTACTACGGCGCATTTTAAGTAGTTTTTAAAATTAAGAAAAGCGGGCATTATGCCCGCTTTTTTGTTGACATCATTGAAAAAATTATGTATTATTATTTTAATAATAACATAATAAATGACAACAATCCCTATACTTAATATATCAACTGAAGAAGCAGATAAAATTATTCAACTCAATAACGATTTAGAAATTCGTATGCAGGCCAAAGAGTTTGATAAAATTGATCTTAAACATGCATGTCGTATTGCAAGAATGGTTGCAAATTCTAAAATAACATCTCGCTGGTGGGAACGTTTATTAGCGCATCATCTTTCTTGGGATACTGATCCCACATCAACTGACGGTAAAGATTATGGAGATCTTATGGCCACTGGAAAAATATTAGGAATCGATAACATTGAACTCAAAACAAGCGAAAAAGCCGGGTCTGGTAATATAGGTGGTCAGCAAATGCGATTTTATGAAGACATCCCTTGGTATATGTTTGTAAAATTAAATCCGTATGACCACAACGGATTTAGAATTTTCATGCTGCATAAAAACGATATTCATAACGAAATATTTGTTCATAAAAGTATGTTACCCGGTGTAAGTCAAGGATCAGGAAAAACTACGAATAAAACAGATGACCAACGCAGAGTAATGATACAAGAAACATTTGATAAAAAGAATGATATTCTCTGGGGATTCGGTGTTAATATGATAAGCAAGTCTAAAAAAGATGTCTTCCAGAGATGGCAAGATAAGTACGAAACAACAATCGAAGATCTGACCGACTGGGCAGCATTTAAGGAGAAAAGACTTGGAATTTAATTATTGTATCAGTAACCCTGCGTTCAATGTAGCAGAAGGTAACAACATCGCCG